GTGGATGACAAGGTTAAAAAACTCAATGAAATTAAGGTGTAAATATGGAACAGCGTGATAACAGTGGCGTACTTTTCAAGAACGACAAGAAGGAAACAGGCAACCAACCTGACTATAAAGGCAACATCACAGTTGATGGCAAACCCTACTGGCTCTCAGCTTGGGTCAAAGAAGGAAAGACAGGCAAATTCATGGGTTTAGCAGTGAGTCCTAAAGAAGAAGCTAACACCACAGCACCAAAGAGCAAGCCCTCAAGTGGCTTTGACGATATGGACAGCGACATCCCTTTTTGATGTAACACAACGGGGAAAACGTAAGTGAGTACCCACTAACTTAACAGGAGTTAAAGATGGAAAGAATTAAAGTTGCTGAGATTGAAAAAACCTTTAACAGCCCAAACCATAAAAGCAGTTCGACTGCCAAATGCCCTTGGCACAAAGAGATTACGGCAAGCCTTATAGCAGACCATAGCAAAGGAATATTTCATTGTATTTCTTGTGGTGTAGAAGGGCTTTTAGTGGAAGGAACAGACAGGCGCTTCCTTGTTCTACAGAGAGAAGATGTATAACTTTAATTGATAGGAGTTGATATGAGTTTAGATGACACACATTTTGGGGGCGAAGTAAAGAAGTTCTTTGACTTGCCAATATTTAACAGGGTCAGGACTTCCGACCCCATAACCAGCTACGAAGCCGCCGATGCCGCCAAGGACTTGGCTGCCAAGCATTTCAGTACCATTGTGGACTGTTTAAAGGCTCATGGCTCGCTTGGAAAGGATGGGATAGCCAGACATAGCGGGTTAGAGGGAAATCAGGTTGCAAGGCGTTTAAACGAGTTGGAGAAGATGAACCTGATTGAGTTGACAGGCAGAATAGTAAAGTCTTCAGCAGGGCGCAATGAGCGTGAATGGAGAGCAGTCTAATGTGGGATGTACTCGTTACTTTTATGTTGATGCTGTTTGGTGGCTTGACCATGATCTTCTTTGGCGCAATGCTAATTTTCATTCTGTATTTTCTTCAAAACGAGGTTGACAATGACAGATGAAGATGAGGGATTTAACGAGATGAAGAAACGTAGTTTGTGGCGCAAACGTGCCGTACAAGCCAGGGAGATGAAGGCATGAGTGAAATTAAAGTTGGTGACATTGTGCAAGTCAGCCCTGACAGAGAACTGTTTGGGGCTTGCATGGTAGTGGTCACAGAGGTACGGAGTTGGGGCATTCAAGGGTATGTTCAATCTGTTGGTGTAGAAGGTCAGCAGTACATCCGACTTGCAAATGATGACTTTGAATTTACTGGCGGTAAGGCCGTGTGGATTGTAGGAGAACAACCATGACACCTGACGCAATGATGACTCCTAAACAGATGGAGTCCTACAAACCAGACATTGAATTAGTAATCCTTGCTAGGCAAGCTGGATTCCTTATGCCTGACTTTGCCATAGACAAAGCAAACGATGCTTGGGCGTGTCGTAAAGTACCAGCAATGTGGCTTGCCCTCGCAAAGTTTAAACACATCTGCCAACAGGAAGAAAAAGCTAAGTTTGCTGATGCTTACGCTGAGTTCAACAAGCTAATTAAGCCTGTAGTCCATTCAGATATTGAGTCTTCCCTGCCACCTTAACAGCAGTCAACTCCTGCTTCTTGAGGTTGTTAGGGTCATACGACACATGAACCCATCCCGAATCAGGTATACCTTGTGTGTAGAACTCAAGGATAAGTTGTGTGTAGTCCAAATTATCCATAATCCACTGAGCCAGATCAGCATTGGCAATGCCAACAATCTCTATATCTGCCGCCATGCCCTTGCAATGGTCTGAGGACTTCGACCCATTAACAGCAGCATTAGATTCAGGACTGCGATAACCTGAGTTCACAGTAACTGATTTGCCAAAATGCTCACGCACAGGTTGCAGCACTTTTTCACACAAAGTTTTGAGATTGTCAATAGTTTCCTCATCAGGTGTATTGTCAATCCCAAGACGGGTAGCGGTGTCAGATTTGGTAAGTTCTTTTAAAGAAAAATTGGCAGATAAGTTCATTTGTTTAACCTTTCGTTGTAAAAATAGGCGGGTTGTTGTTAGAGATTGTCACAAATTAGAGATAGGATTTTACTTGGCAATCATGCCATAACAAGGGGAATATTATGTTTAAGATTGAGATTGACATTGCTGATTGGGACTTTGGTAAAGAGACAGTGACTGTTGAGACAGGTGATTTTGATAAAATTGCCATCATCCAAGAATTCATTGAATTTCAGCAGTTGCATGGCTGGTGCGTTGACTATGACGTTACCGAGGAATTTGCTGAGAACCAGTCTGACGAATACGAATTTGACGCAGACGAAACCGATGAAGACGAAGAACTCGGAGAATACGAAATCGGAGAGATAGTAGAAGACGACGATGGCTTAGTCTGGGAACGTGTGGCATAATTTAAGTGCAGTTGTTACTTACGGGGGGTCTTAGGACTCCCCTTTTTTTATTCAATGTCGTGTTCTGCTTCTATGTCTCTAGCCAACTGTCGCCAATCCAAACTACGTCTATACAAAGTATATACACGCTCCTCGGTTAAGGGTTCAGATCGGCGGCTTAGTCTGTCATTTGCTTGCGCCAAAGCAAGTTGCGTTTCATGCAATATATTATGCAATTCTTTAATCTCTGATTTCAGGTAAGAAACAAGGTCATACGTCATACACCTTACCCCTAAACTCTATTTTGCCCTCATCCCACTTGTGAACTAACTCAGGCCATAGCAGCTTGCCCTCATAAAAGGTTAGTACAGCAAAACCTGATCTCCAGTTGGTAGGAGAGTCTTCTAAATAGTTTACAAACTGCGCCCCATCAGTATCAGCTAACGTGCCTGTATCCACGCCAAAACGGTTTCCTTGGTAATCTGCAAATGGAGTTACCTTTAAGCTGTGCAAATGACCCGTGCAAATTGAGACCCCCGCACCGACCGTGTTATTGTGTGTGGCATGAATTCCCCCCTTCCAACGGTGTTTGACCACTACATTTTCTGTAGGCCAGCAAGACCAACAAGGATGCCAAGCAGGGAAATGGTCTTTCAGGGAAAACCCTTTGACATACTCATACTGAGGTGCATTGGCAGCTAAACGGCTCTCGTAACGAGCATCATGGTTACCCAGCGTCCACACTAATGAAACATTATGTCTTACTTTCTTGGCGGTTTCCTCTATCTCACCCATTGCTAGTTCACAGGCTTTCAACTCTTGTATTACCGATGGCGTTGAATCCCATCCAATGCGAGGATAGCGAGAGATAGAAGCGCCATCAAATACATCTCCATTGGCAATGACAGCCTTGGGTTGAAACTCTTTAATCGCCCAAAGAAGACCTTTATACGCTGTTGTATGGACACTAGGCCAGAAGTGAGCATCGCTAAAAACAAGAACAATGCCATTTTCAATCCCTAGTTCTTTTCTTGCTGCATTAGGCTTGGCAACTTGAGTAACACTGTTTTTTGATACTAATTTTTCACCGTACTTTATCTCTAGATTATTCTTGCGTCTAAGTATGTTGCGTACATCCATTCCTACGGCTTTTGCCATAACAGAACCTGATTCATACGTCTTCCAAAGTTCAATAAACTCTTGATCGTCGTAAACAGATTTACCCATGACAACTCCTGTGAAGTTGCTTGAAAGTAAACTAAATCAATGACAACCTAATGAATCTTAATGTAAATTCTTATTTTTTGTTTAAAGTTTGATAAGCATTTTCGTAAGCATCTTGGCAAGCATTCAATTGTCTAATTGCTTCATCTCCATCGTCTGTGATGGCGATAAGAGTTTTAGCAGTCGTTGCGTCAAGTTCGCTTCCCTCTTGACTGCTATCTCCGCTGGCAATGGGGGTATCTGAGGCGGTATGTACGGGGCAACTGGTGGCTTTGACAGGGAGCCGCAACCTGAAAGTACCAGAGTCAATAGCAGAATGTAGCTTTTGAGTTTGAAGTTTTGCATTGTTGTTGGCCTTTACAAGTTGTGTTGCAGTTGTGGTAACAGCAGACACTAACGCCTGCTCTTTTTGTCTAGATTCGTCATTCAGCTTGGCAATTCTTATTTGTTGTCGATCAAACTCAGCATCCTCGCCTTTTGAGTATGAGAATGCACCAACACCCAAAAAAGCACAAATTAGGGCAAGCATTACCCAAGGATTGAACAGGCTCATCCTTCAGCCTTACCACGCACATACGCTTGAGCAGCCATAAATGCCACCACAATGGTTCCCATTGCCGCACAATAGGTAGTAGTCAGTCCACTTAGAGCATTAACCTTTTCAAGCGTAACCAAGTTAGAGGCCATGAACGCAATTAAGGCAGGAGGCGCACCAAGTGCAGCCCAAGCCATAACTCGCTGTTGGTCTGCCATCTTGTCCATATTCTCAATGGTAATCATGCGCTCTGATTTAGCCAACTCAGCATCAGTCACCACGCCATCATGGTCAGTGTCAAACTGGTTGTAGCTTGAATCTTTTTCAAGTTGCTTTGTCATTTTTTTCCCTTTCAAGTTGCTTAATCAACTTTTGCACTTTTTCCTGCTGTTGTTTGGCTTCATGCTTGGCTTGCAAAACATCCATATAGAGCATACCCAAAATAGGTAGCAACATACCCACAAGCACACAAGCAGCAATCCATCCCACTACGTTCTCCCAATCCTGCTTACCAGACCTATTAGCATCCATAGGTATATTAGGAATAGGAAAGTTACCAACAGGTATGCTTGTTTTTCTGCTAGGAGTCGCTCCCTTTCCTTTCGTTGCCATTGTTCTGCATCCCGCATTTTCCTTGCTTTTGCTTGCTCTGCCGCAATGATGTCCCTCATGTCAAACACTTCAGAATACAAAGCACCCATTTCAGGTGGAGACTGATAGACCATGCACTCTCTAATCTGAACTACCAACCTATCCATCTCCTGCTGTGCAAGAACCCTGTTTAGGGCTTCTTCCATCAGGTTCACATCTTCAGCAAAGACTACAGTCCTAGACTTTTCTTCAGCTTCCCTTATGTGTTCCTCAAGCATTGACTGCAACTTGAAGAACTCACTTAAATTCTTGACTATTTCTGTTTTGACTTGAGTTTCGTCAACATTGACATACTCAGACTTTTTAGCCTTTGCCACAGACTTTGGAGTTTGAGGTTTAGGCTTAACACCAAAGAGTTTACCGAAGTTACTCCAAAATCCAGTAACTTCCTTATATATGCCAACAACCTCATCGGCAGTACGCTTAATTGAGACAAATTGCTCTTTAGCTTGCTTATAAAGTTCGCAACCAGCTTGGATGTTTTTAACCAGACCAGCCGCAAGAAGGCAAATAGAGATTGGGTCAATTTCAGTCTCCTATTGGGTTGAGAACAAGCCTCTAGCTGTAGGACTCTGCTGCATCTCTCGAATCCTACGCTCACGCAAAATGTCAATTGCTGGATTTTGGTTAAAGAGCGATGGAGACTGAATAACAGCTTGAGTTCCTAGTGCTGGCAAGGCTCTTGTTGCAGTACCAGTAACCACAGGCTTGCTACCAGTTCGCATTTGATTTGCCAACTCCTCAATAGTACCCATCCTGTATTTGGTAGCACCAGCCCTTGATGCTAATGTTGATGCGGCTATAACAGCACCAGTGAATGCGTCATAGTAAGCGATTCCACCAACAGTACCGCCAGTAATCACACCAGTAGGCGCAAACTTACCAAAGAATCTTAGAAGCTTTTGCGGCGCATCTCCTTGAGCCGCCTTTCTAATTGCGTCTCTTTCATCTGATGTAAACATTGCCATTCTTTTTTCATTCTTGGCAAGTTGTCTCAATTGAGCCGCCATTGAATTCTCAGTACCAGACTGAGTAAACTTTGTGGCATCCAGTTGTGCATCTTCAAGCATATCTGTGAAGATTTCAGACTTCTTCATCTTGGAATAAGCATCTCTAGCTTCACCCCAAGTTTTGCTCATAACCTTTGTGTCACCTGACTCAAC